ATTTCAAGATTAACTATTAATCCTATTGTTATTGATAGAAATACATATGATCACTCACTATCACCTGCAACTATAACGCACCCAACTCCTACAAGCACTACTGTATTAAATGATCCTAAAGAAACATTGAATTTATGTAGACAGGGAACAAATGGTCAAGCATTTGGTGCAAAAGCTTCATTTAAACTCTGTAGATGGGAAAACAGTAGTACAAATAGTAGAACAAGATTAGATATAAATCTCTCACATGTAAGTTACGATGAATTTAATGTAATGTCAATACGCAGCGATGGAAATGTTGGTATAGGTATAACCAATCCCAAAGGATTGATAGAATTATATAGTACAACACAATTCCAATCAAGATTAGTATTATCTGGTCAAGAGTTTTATCAAGCAAGTAATACAAGTACTGATGGTATTGCTATTTTATGTGGTGTTAATAGAACAGGTAATAGACAACTTTGGATAGGTGATACAGCCCAATTAGCACAAAATACTACAAATAAAGTTATAAGAATAGTATCAGGAACAGGAACAGTAGATTGTACTGCAACTGATGGTGCAACACGATTAGATATGAATGTTGGTGGTTCTTTAAATCTTAAAGCAAACTTAGATGCTGAGTTTCTTGGGAAAGTTGGTATTGGAACCTCTGTAGTATACAGTACAAATACAAAATTAACAATAAAAGGTTCTTCGTCTGGTTATTCTCAACCATTAGTAAGGATACAGCAAGATGCTGTTTGGGATGGGAATTATGCTTTAGAAGTCATTGGTTATACAAATATGAATGGATTTAGAGTTAATGGTAATGATACTGCTAATAGTATATATAAAGCAGATGCCGGGAACATGGGTATAACAACAAACAATGGGCATATAAGTATTGTACCCAGTGTGGTAGCAGGTAGTGGAAATGTTGGAATAAATACAACGACACCTGCTTATAAATTAGATGTAAATGGTTCATTTAATTGCACTTCTTTGAATGTGAATGGGACAGCATTTACAGGTGGTTCTTCACAATGGACTACATCAGGAACAAATATTTATTATAATTCTGGCAGTGTGGGTATAGGAATTACTAACCCAGGTAGTAAATTAGAAGTATCTGGTGGTAATGTAAATATTAATCCATCTGGAGGTAATGTCAGTTTTATGTTGAATAATGAAGGAACATTAGGATGGGCTGCTGTTGCAGGGGCTTACTCTACATCTGCTTCTATTGGTGATACAGTTCTAAGGGCAGGTGGTGGTAAAAATTTAATATTACAAGCAAATGGTGGTTATTCTTCTCATATTTTTATAAATAGTAGTGGGAATGTTGGAATAAATACAACGACACCTGCTTCAAAATTACATGTTGTAGGTGATATTATTGCTACCGGAAATGTAAGTGCATATTATTCCGATATGCGATTAAAAACAAAAATAAATGATATTAAAGAACCTCTTAAAATAATTGAAAAATTAAATGGATTTTATTATAAAGCTAACGAATTAGCAAATAATTATGGATTTACAGAAGATAAAATAGAAATAGGTTTAAGTGCACAAGATGTAAATGATGTTCTTCCTGAAATTGTATCTTTAGCTCCATTTGATAGAAGTAATATTTCATCATTTGATTCTAAACCAGAATTAATATCTAAATCTGGAGAGAATTATCTTACATTATCATACGAAAGATTAGCACCTGTATTTGTAGAAGCAATAAAAGAATTAAAAAATGAAATAAGTGAAATAAAAGATATAATACATGAAATGAATTATATTCATGATTTTAGAAGAGAATTAGATGAACTCAAAAAAGAATTTATTGCACTTAAATCTCAAATGTAATTTAACAAAAAATCTTTTATTATAGTTAAATAAAAATGATATCCAAAATCAATCAGTCAAATAATCATTTACATATAATAATTGCATTTTTATTATTATTACTATTTATCATAATTTGTTATTTAGTTTATAGTTTTGTTAATCCAATTACAAATGAAAAAGTTATCATAAAGACAGTTGAAAAAGAATGTGTATGTCCACTCCCTGTTGTTAATATGAAAAATAGTCAAAATAATAATGATCTAATCATACATCCAAATAAGTTGCCAGAATATAATAATCAGGATTATCAACAGATAGGTATATTAACAGCAAATGAAACTGATAAAGAACCTATTATATTACCACTTTTGGCTAAAAGAGTAAATAATAATAGAGATAGATGGAACTATTATACTGCTACAGATAAAAATAATATGATGAGAATACCAATTAAACATCGTAATATGGACTGTGATGATAATATAGGATGTGTTGAAATAAATGATGGTGATAGCTTAAATATTGAAATTTATAAAGGGAGAGTATTCACAGCTACTATCTATAAAAAACAAAGTCCGCAATATTTTGCAGAAATCTATTAAAAAATGATTATTTTTATATGTAATATCACATAAATGATGTTCCAGTTTTTACAAAAATTATATAATACATTCATTGATAACCAATATTATAACTTGGATAAAAAAATAAGAATTAATCTTATTGATAAGTTAAATGAGAATATTACAAATAAATATGATGACAAATATACACAAACTAAAAATGATGAAATATCATATGATAACTCTGAAAATGATTTTGATGAAGACAATATTCAAGAATTACCTAATAATTCATAATATTTAAGATGAAAAGATAAATGTTTCGTCAATGTACGCCCTTAATCTATTAATTTTATATTTGATTGTTTGAATGTTAGATGTAATCATATTTAGTTTTTCATTTTCATCTATGTTTGATGTATAATATATAAAAGGTATATTGTTAGATGGTATATATGGCGATGAAGAAAATTCAAATAATGAATATACATCTTGTTCTAGATTTAATACTTTATCAAGTACAATTTGAATATTTAAATTAACAGTATTCATATCATTTATAGAATAATTTAATAAATTTAAATCTATGTAATCTGTATAGTTTTCAGTAGTCGGTAAATCAATAATAGCTAATAATTCTATTTCAATTAAATTAACCTTTTGTAAAATTTCATTATTAATATATGATGTAAGTTTTTCTGTATTGTTTGTAGTTATTTGCTCTGTAATTAAAGGTAGATTTTCAATACTATCAAGTTTATTAAATATTGTCTCTATGTACGAATTTAATCTTGTTATTTCATTTTGTTGCAAGATACTTATACTTTCTAATGACTGTATTCTAAATTGCGATGCTTCAAAATTACTTGAAAGAATATTAATTTCTTGCTGTTTTTTAATATTATCATTTTGCTGTATAGTATTTAAACTCTCTAAATATTGTAAATATTGTACACTGTATTGCAAATTACTTGAAAGAACATTTATTTGTTCTTGTTGTATTTTATTTTCATTTTGCAAATCATTTATTTTAAATATGTTACTATCAACTATACTTGTATATGCTATTAAATTATTATTTATGTTATCAATCGATATATCAACATTACTTTGAATATTATATATTGCTACATTTAAATTACTATTTATGTTATCAATCGATATATCAACATTACTTTGAATATTATATATTGCTACATTTAAATTACTATTTATGTTATCAATCGATATATCAACATTACTTTGAATATTATATATTGCTATATTCAAATTACTATTTATGTTATCAATCGATATATCATTATTGCTATTTAATTTTAATAAACAAATATCATTTATAGACCTTTCAACATTACTTGCAAATAGTTCTAATTTATTTGATGTATTATATATTAACTCTTGATATGTAAGGATATTACTATTAATTATTTCATTATTATTTTTCAATTCATCAATATTTGAATAAAAATATGCAAATTGTTCATCAATAACATATTCAACATTACTATTTTTGTTTAATATAGCCTCTAGGTTTGATGTTAGTATGTTAATAATAACATTATTATTATCAATAATATCATTTTGAATATTTAATTTGTTTATTAAATTTTGCATAAATGAATTTGAATTATTTTTAAATGACGAGGATGCTAATAATTCTTTTGCATTTGAAGATAGCATTAATTCATTATCTTGTAAATCGCTAATAACAACATTATTTGTTATAATACCACCTGTAACTATAAGATAGCCGTCATAAACATTATTTCTAATATAACTATTATTACATCCTGATGCAATTTCATCTAATGTAATAAGGTTTATTCTATCATGCAAAATACTAGCTTTACTATCTATATAATTAGAAGCATGTAAATTTGACGCATAGGCTATTGCTCCTACCCTTTTTGGTGTATAATATAGATTTATACCTTCTTTAATATTTGTAGTAGATAATGCTTTTATGGTACTATTTAATTCTTGTTCTATTTGTTCATTTGACGAATTTACGATATTCATTACATACTCAATATTTGAACCATCTAATGTATAATAATTGTAATATTCCACTTTACTTACATTTTCGTTAACATAATCAATCAAGTTACTTATATTATAGTATACATCATTGCTAAGAATTGCTACATTACTATTGACATAATTTATTGTTTCACTAAATTTATTTAATAATACATTTGAATCATTTGCAATTATTCCTAGAATAGTTTCATCCATATTACACGTCATTATAAGGTTTAATTTATGATCAAAAAATTTCATTTCATTTTCAAGATTTGCATTTATATTTCTTATGAAAGATGCTAAAGATTGCACATAACTATTTGAACTGTTATAATAATCTGCCTCGTAATTACTATTTAATACATTTGCAAAAATATCTAAAATTTTCACTCTACTTACTGTTAAATCTCCCGTTATTATCAGATCACCTTCATATATACCATTTACAATATAACGGTTACTGAAACCATTCTGCATATAATCAGTTGTTATATTTTGAATTGAGTTATTAAAACGTTCTTCTGAATAATAATATTTACTACCTTCTTTTAAATCATCTGTTGTTTTATCTAATAAATTAACATTCGTAATAAACATACCATCACCACCTACATATTCTGCTTGAAGCCTTCCAAGAACATTTAGTGAAGAATTATAAACATTATCTCTAATATATTTATTACTCGTTCCATTTCCTACTTGATCAAGAGAGGAAATTTCTATTTCATGCAAATTATTTATTGTATCAATAAGGACATTAGATATATTTTTAATATCATAATCTAAATTACTTATTATTTCTAATGATATATTATTATTATTATATATACCATTTCCATAATTAGAAGTATTTGATGATATATATGCACCATTAACATCTAATACTTTAAGACTATTTACTGTTAATTGTCCAGTTATTAAAAGAGAACCATCATATATTCCATTACGAATAATACTCATATTTGAGCCAGATTGAAACATATCAAGAGATTTTGACATTATCATTTCATCCAATCTCTCTTCTCTAAAAAACAAGTTACATGTACCTTCTAGAATATCATCTGTCGTTTTATCAGATAAATTTACATTTGTTAAAAGTCCTCCATCTCCACTTAATCGCGTGGCATTTAATATACCATTTACATCAAAATCAAATTCAGGTGTTCCTGTATTTATTCCTATATAGCCATTATTACATATGATAAATTTATGTATATTATTCATATTTATATCAACAACATCTGCATCATTATCGTGTACAATATAAAGAGATGGGGTGTTATATGTATCATTGTAAATGTCTATTCCTCCAAAATTTATAACTGATTTGGAAATAACTGATGTTGCCGACAAGCTTTTCTTGAATAATACATCTCTTTCATAACAATCATTTACAATAAATCTGTTAACATTTCCATTTTTTACTTCATCTGCTGTTAATGTATTTACCCTTCTTGAAATTATATTTGATGTGTATTTAATGCTATCATCTAATATTTTGCTTGTTGTACTTACATAATTTGATAAATTAATAACATCAACCATATCATTATACAAGTTTGATAATAAATCATTGTAAAATTTATTTGATGTACTGTAAAAGGAACTGTATAACGCATTTGACGTTGCTAATAACAAATTAGATGTTACATATATGTCGTTTCCTATATCTTTTTTTATTGTATTATACAGTATATTATACAAATCATTTGATGAATTCCTTATTAATAAGTCTAAATTATTTGATGATAATACTATTTTGTTTAGAAGTAAATCATATATGTGTATAGTATGCAATTGTAATATGTTTGATGTATCTGCTATTTTGACATCAAGATTGTTACTTGATTGTTCGATAATTTTATTTAATTGATTAGACGTATATATTATATTATTTGATACTATTTGTAAATTACTTAATACATACTGTTCTATATTTTGAAAAATATTTGATGCATTTTTTATTGAAGTGTTTAGAGTATTTGAAGTTACAATTATTTTATTATACACATTATCAAATTCATTTGTAAACTTATTAGATGTATTAATCGTATAAGATTGAATATCATTTAATTGATTTTTGTAAAGAATGATATTATTATATAACTGATTTGATGTATTAGTAATATTTATTGATAGTTTATTAGATGTATTTTCATTCAAGTCGCTTAATTGTTTTGTCTTAGTATTTATATAATTTAATGTAGTGTTTTTTTGATTTTCAATCTGAACAGATAGTGTATATATTTTATTTATTAAAATGTTGGACGATAATATAAAGGATTGAATTAAATTATTTGAGGTTTGGTCAATTTTTATATTATTTTCATGTAATAAATTTTCATATATATTTGAAGTACTACTAATTTTTCCTTCTATTTCATCTATTGAATTATGAAACTGTTCTGATATATTCAATGTTAAATTTGAAATATTAGTTATATAATGATTGAGTTCATTGGATGAATATTTTAAGTTTAATTCTAAATTGTTTGAAGTAATATATATTATATTAGAAATATTTGAAAGTTCGTCAGCAAGTATGTCAGATATATGAAATATAGTATCATATATTTCATTTGAAGTATTTTTTATACTGCTATCAAAATTACTGGAAATATCTATTATATATTCGTAAATATCATTTGATGTTGTATTCAAGTTTACTGATACATTAAGAATATCTTGATATAAATCATTTGATGTTGCATCTATAATTTTTGATAAAATAAATATATCTTCATATATATCATTTGATGTATTATTCAAACTTACAGATACATTTTGTATATCATTATATAGATTGTTCGATGTCACATCTATAATTTTGGAAATATCAAGTATATCTTTATATAGATCATTTGATGTGTTATCCAAATTTGCTGACACGATTACTATATTATTATATAGATCATTTGATGTGTTCTGCAAATTTGCTGATACGTTAAGTATATTATTATATAGATCATTTGATGTGTTATCCAAATTTGCTGATACGTTTATTATATTATTATATAGATTATTTGAGCTCAGTATTATTGATATATTCAAATCATTTGATGTATATAATAAAGTATTTAATATTATATTTGAAGTTATATGTATATTATCATTTAGTTGGCTTACCTCTTTTTCCAATCTTTCATTAATATTATTTGATGTATTATAAATATAATTATATAATATATTGCTTGTGTTAATAATATCATTTGTCAGTGTATTTGAAGTTAAATTAATGTTATTGTATATATATGTATGTAATATGTTTGATGTATTATTTAGTTCATTGTATAAAACATTTGATGCTGAGTATAAATTTTTTATTAATGAATTTGATGTTTGAATTATATTTGTATATAAATAATTACAAGTGTTTGTTAAATTATTACTTATGATATTTGATGTATATAATAAATTATATGATATTCTATTTGATGTATCAATATTATATTCCAATAGTTTATTTGATGTTTCAAATAAGCTAGTTGTAAATATATTTGAGTTATTAGTTATTGCATAAACTAATGTATTTGATGTTTCTTCTGTAATTTCATATAATCTATTTGTTACATCTAGAATTTTGTATGCAACCAAATCATATATTTGCAACGAAAATTTAGCCAAATTATTTGATGTATTTGTTATTCTATTATTCAATAAATTTGATACATTATGAACTAAATTTGATGCATGTATATTTGATGCAGTTGCTATTATTCCAACGCGTGATGATGTGTAATATAGATTACTACCTTCAATTAGCAAATCAGTTGTTCTATCTGCAAAATTTACATTATATAATGATCCCCCGTCACCTATGAAATATGTTGAAAATGTTGTTCCATTCACATCTAACGCATAATTAGGATTGTTATTATTAATTCCTATATTTCCTCCATCACATACCTTTAGAATAATGTTATCATCATCATATAATGATAGTATATCATAATTTCCATATTGTTGTATTGTTAGCGCTGGTCCAAAAGAACTACTTACAATTTCAAGGCGTTCTGTTTGATAAGTTGTTGTATTCAAAGTTGTTGATGTACCATCGACAATCAAATTACATGTTACAAGGGTGCCTTTAATGAATAAATCATCATTATATTTATTGTCAATTATATATTTATTACTTGTCCCATTATATATTTGATCTAATGTTAAGTTTTGGATCCTATTGCTGATTACATTGCTATTATGTTTTATTTCTGATATTACAAAGTTACTCGTATCAGTAATCCTATCGCTGATCACATTGCTATTATGTTTTATCTCTGATATAACAAAGTTACTAGTATCTGTGATCCTATTGCTGATTACATTGCTATTATCTGTGATTTGTGTGATAACAAAGTTACTAGTATCCGTAATCCTATTGCTTATTACATTGCTATTATCTGTGATTTGTGTGATAACAAAGTTACTGGTATCTGTGATCCTATTGCTGATTACATTGCTATTATTTTTTATCTCTGATATAACAAAGTTACTGGTATCTGTGACCCGTTTACTTATTACATTACTTGTATGTAAAATATAATTTGATGTGTTATTTTGATTTTCATTTATATTATTTATTAATTGAAATATAATGTTTTGAATAGCAGTGATATTATTATTTATACTAATATCAGCTTTTTCTAGATTTCTAACATGAATATATATATTTGAAGATGTACTCCATGTATAATTTGATTGATTATTATTATTAATATTGATTATATTACTTAATGAATAATTTATACTTTTTGTATAATTTGATTGATTATTATTGATACTTTGTGAAAATATTGCAAGAAGATTTGATGTACTTTTTACATAATTTGATTGATTATTGTTATTAGTTAATATTAAATTTGATAGATTTTTATTATAGAAATTGACTAATGTACTTATTATGTTTGATGTTGAAAAAGTATAATTAGATTGATTTGTATTTACTATATTAATATTGTTTAATAAAATATTTGAAATATTTAGAGAAAAATTTGATTGATTATATTCAACATTTTTGATACTATTATATAATTTATTAGATGTCGATAAAACATAATTTGATAAATTTTGATTACTATATGATATAATATTTTGAATATTTATATCCAACAGTTTATTACGAATTATGATGTTATTCGATTGATTATTATCATAAGATTGTAAATTAATAGTTATCAAATTTGATGTACTATATACATAATTAGAATTGTTAATATCTTTTACATTTATGTAATTGTTTAAAATATTTGATACATTAAAAGTGTAATTTGACTGATTTATGTTATCTCTAATGTTTTTTACTAGTATATTATTGCTAGTGATATTAATATAATTTGAAACATTCAAATCTGTTGACAATATATTTTGTCTTATTATATTCGATGTTAAATTAATAAAATTTATAAGATTATTACATGTATTTTGTACTGTATTTATAATGTTATTACTCGTAGAATTTAGATAATTTGATGTATTAATTTTATTAGCTATTAATTGTTCAACGATAATATTACTGGTGCTATATATATAATTTGAGTTATTTGTATTATTTAAGGATTGAAATGTTGTAATATAATTGCAAGTATCAAGTACATGTTTAGTTATAATATTAGAATTGATATTTATATAATTACTTGTATTATAGTCTTTTTCTAATACTTGTTGTATTATTATATTAGAAGTTGTTTTTGTATAATTTGATGAATGTAAATTTGATGCTTCTGCTATTAATCCTACACGTGCTGGTGTATAATATTGATTACTACCTTCTACTAATAAACTTGTACTTCTATCAGTAAAATTTATATTTGTTAATAATCTACCATCACCTTTAAACATCGACGATTGTGTTGTACCATTTATATCTAAATCATAAATTGGGTTTTCTTTGTTTATACCAATCTTTCCTCCATCTATAATCCTGAATACAATATTATTGTCATCATATGCTTCAAATATATTCTCATTACCAGTTTGTGTTATTTTCAACACAGGTCCAGAGCCGTTATTCATTATCTCTAATTTTTCTGTTTGATATACGGTTGTATTTAGAACAGTTGTATCACCTTCTATAATAAGATTACATGCACTCAATGTTCCTTCAATATTAAGACTTCCTTTGTAATTATTATTAACTATAAATGTATTACTTGTACCTTGATTTATATTATCCAAATTTTTTGAAATTAGTCTTTGATCAAATCTATCATTGGTGTAATATAAGTTATTATTACCTTCTTTTATTTCATTTGTATTAAGATTTGTTATTCTTGTACTTATAGTATTTGAAGTATTTGATAGATAATCTAAATTATTATCACTTTGAAACAATATGAAATTAGATGTATTTATAATATTAAGTGCTAATAAATTACTTGTTAGATCAGTATAATTACTTGAATTTAATTCGCTATACAATATATGCTGGGTAACCTCATTACTTGTATTTATAATATAATTTGATGTTATGTTATTAATATTATTTATTGTAAAATTTAAATTATTTGATGTTTCTTCAACATAGTTTGACATATATATGTTTAATCTCAATGTATTACCAGCTAACAGATTGGAAGTTAGAGATAATTGCGTTGATAAACTATTGATATTTTTATTTATATTATTTGCAGTGTTTAGAATATAAGAGTTTGTATCTGTTTGAACCTTTTTTAGATCATTTGTTATTAGATTTGATGTCATAATAATATAATTTGAAGTATGAATATTTGATGCGTTAGCTATTATACCAACTCGTTGTGGTGTGTAGTATAAGTTAGAACCACTAGGATCTTCAAGTAAATATTTTGTAGTCTTGTCGGACAAATTTATATTACTTATTAAGTTTCCATTTCCTTTTATAAATGATGCATTTATTGTTCCATTCAAATCAACACTATATTGAGGATTAGTTTTACGTATTCCAATATTACCATTTGAATCTATAATAAATATATTTTCTGTATTTTTTGAAATTTGTAAAATATCTTTATCATTAATCTGTGTAATTTTAAAAGCAGGTCCTAAACTTTGATTTATTATTTCAAACCTTTCTGTTGTATACAATGTAGTATTTAACACAGTTGTATCTCCTTCTATTACAAGATTACATGCACTTAATGTACCTTCTATATTCAAATTACCTTGATAATTATTTTTGAAAATATATTTATTACTCGTTCCTTGTTTAATATCATCTAATGATTTTGATAGTAAACGTGTATCAAATCTTGCATCTGTATAATATTTGTTCTGATTTCCTTCAACTACATCATTAGTTGTAATATTTTGTAATCTGTTCTCAATATTTTTTATATATGTATCATTATTTATAATTTTATTTGCTAATAAATTACTAGTTGTCTGGATATAGTTGGAAGTATTAGTTTCATTTGATAATATATGATATGTTACTAAGTTACATGTTGATTTGATATAATTACATGTATCATTTTCGTTTGATAGAATATGATAAGCTAATAAGTTACTTGTTGATTTAATATAATTACTTGTGTCTGTTTCATTAGAAAGTATTTGATAAGCTAATAAGTTACTTGTTGTTTGGATATAATTACTTGTGTCTGATTCATTGGAAAGTATTTGATAAGCTAATAAGTTACTTGTTGATTTAATATAATTACATGTATCATTTTCGTTTGATAGTATATGGTAGGTTACTAAGTTACTTGTTGATTTGATATAATTACTTGCGTCTGTTTCATTAGAAAGTATTTGATAAGCTAATAAGTTACTTGTTGATTTAATATAATTACTTGCGTCTGTTTCATTAGAAAGTATTTGATAAGCTAATAAGTTACTTGTTGATTTAATATAATTACATGTATCATTTTCATTTGATAATATATGGTATGTTACTAAGTTACTTGTTGATTTGATATAATTACATGTATCATTTTCGTTTGATAGTATTTGGTAAGCCAATGAATTACTTGTTGATTTGATATAATTACATGTATCATTTTCGTTTGATAGTATTTGGTAAGCCAATGAATTACTTGTTGATTTAATATAATTACATGTATCATTTTCGTTTGATAGTATTTGGTAAGCCAATGAATTACTTGTTGATTTGATATAATTACATGTATCATTTTCGTTTGATAGTATTTGGTAAGCTAATGAATTACTTGTTGATTTGATATAATTACATGTATCATTTTCATTTGATAATATTTGGTAAACCAACAAATTACTTGTTATTTGGACATCTGAGTATATATTACTTTTAGTATCGTTGATATATGATATTAGTAGATTACTAGATGTTTTAATATAATTACATGTATTGATTTCATTTGATGCTATTTTATTTGTTAATATATTACTTGTTAATACAACGTAATTTGACGTATTTGCATTAGATCCATCGCTAATAATAGCAACACGCTCTGCTGTAAAGTATAAATTACTCCCATTTGGATCCTCTTTTAAATACCGTGTTGTTTTATCACTTAAGTTTATATTTGTAATATTACTTCCATCCCCTTTATACAATGATGCTCTTATTGTACCATTTACATCTAGATTATATGCTGGATTTAATTTATTAATTCCATCATATCCATTTTGAATAATAGACATGGCTATATCTGTTCCAACATATGCTTCTAATAAATTATAAAGTCTTCCATTGTCATTTTGCACAACTTTCAATGCAGGACCAACTCCCGTATTAATGATTTCTGTTTTACTAGCCTGATTTACTGTTTGTTCAACTATTTTATTATAATAAAAACTATTTGTTACATTCAAATCATATGCTGTAAGAGTTTGTGTAACACTTACAGAACCATTATATATTCCATTTACTATATATCTATTGCTTGTACCATTTTTAATATCATCTAATGTTTTTGATAATAATCTATTATCAAATTTACCATCAATCCCCTGGTCAATATTTAATATATAATTTGAAACATTGATATTTGATGCTTCTGCAATTATACCTACACGCTCCGGGGTATAATATAGATTACTTCCATCTGGATCTTCTAATAAGTATTTTGTAGTCTTATCACTTAAATTGATGTTTGATATATTCTCACCATCACCCATAAAAAAAGATGCTTTTGAAATACCTTGGACATCTAATTTATATTGCGGGGCTGCATTATTAATTCCTACATTTCCATTTGAATCAATAATGAATGTACTGTTTGTATCTTTAAAGATTTGCATTATATCTTTGTTACCTATTTGTGTTACTTTGAATGCTGGACCAGTATTATTATTTATAATCTCAAACTTCTCCGTAGTATATAATGTGGTATTCAAAACACTAGTATCTCCTTCTATTACAAGATTGCATGCACTTAGCGTTCCATTTATATTTAGATCACCTTGAAAATTATTATTTACTATAAATTTATTTGTTATTCCATCATTTATATTATCTGCACTTTTTGTACCCAATCTTTCATCAAATCTTTGTTCTGTATAATATAGATTATTAGTTCCTTCTTGTAGATCATTTGTTGTTTTATCTGCTAAATTAATATTTGTGATATTTTGACCATTTCCATGTATATGTGATGCATATACATTATTCCATCTATTGGCTATATTTCCTATATTATAAACACTGTCTGATAATGGTATAACATTTGCAGATATCGTTGCATTATTTTTATTAAATTGAGCCAACTTTTTTACTGTATCTTGTGATTTTATACCAATATATGCTTCGTGATATTTTTGATTATTTTCTCCTGTAATTATATTTACACCGTATAATGCTGCATTTTCAAAACTATTATATACAGTATCGTATGAATTGGCATTATTATATACTGGTGTATTACAATTATTTGCTATCACAAAGATATATGAATCATCTAATGTTGATGAAAAATTAGCAACAGCTGACACATTTGATGCTTTTACACCAAATGGTATTTTATCATAAGATAATGGAGACATGTCCAACTCTAATTAAAACTATTATTTTTTCTCTTATACCTCTAAGTTTCTCATTTTGAGTACATAATTCAGTTTATCTTTAGAATTATAGAAACTTTCTAAAATTTCTTAAAAAAATAAATTATGTACTCATTTTTACACCAACCGAAAAGATAAATGGGACAAGATTATTTATTTTTATACATTCTAAAACTATGTTTTAGGTAATTTGTTAAATACTCTCTCTTTATTTTGGTATTTATTATTTCTTTTATTACTCTTTCTATATCTTCATATGTATTTGGACTTTCTTTTTTAATATAATATTTTACACCAACCGAAAAGAAAAATGAGACAAAACTATATTAAATAGTTAAATCTATTTTCCTATCAACCAGAGTAAATGACAACATTTAAGTTGCTAACTACAATTTGACAGCTCTGAAGCGGT